CAGCCAAAGATATGCGCAAATTAGCCGCTGCCGCTATTGAGATAGCAGAAAAATTAGAGGCTGGCTAACAAAGCGTGCACCCGACTTGGGGCAGGCGGCGCGTCTGAAAGCATAAATGCAGTTGCCCTAAGCGGGTAACGCAAACCGTTCGGCGGCAATCCCGCAAAGGAGATTCGATGAATAATCATTTACCCACAATTTCAACTTGCCCCATCGGTGGGGAGCAGTATGTCGAGTTTAAAGATAAAACGAAACGCGGCAATCCTGTCCGTGTGCAATATGATTATCGTCACCAAGATGGTACTTTATTTTCCACGATTGCAGATAACCTTGAAGCCGCGCGAGCAAAGCGCGATGCTTGGCTTAAACGCCGCCAAACATTGCGCGCACCCGACAGGGCTAACGTCGCGGCAAAAAGAAGAAGTCCTTAAAATTGTCAGGTCTGTTATCGGAACTGGTCTTGCTAATCCGCCCTGCGGGTAGCGCAAACCGTTGGGCGGCATTGCGGAAAGCAGACGCACACCTGGCAGCCTTGAGCAGAAAAACTGCAAACGTCCCCGACGGAAACGCTAGATGAGGCACGCGCCCGTCAGTCGGAGCAGCGCCCGACCCGCCCAGACAGAACAATCAACCGGCTAACTAGCCGGTTGATCGTCTATTACCACTTAAAACAACCGTTCATGGTTAGTTTATCGCCATTCTCCCATGTGAACGGCAATCCCGAACTTGTCGCACCGTTGATGATATAAGTCCCAGATACAATGGACACGCGCGTTGCCAAATATCCGCTTGGGTCAAGCAACACAGCGCCCTGATATCCTGTTGATGCACTGGCGTCAAAAAACACAGCCAACCCTAATGCGTCTCTTGCGTTGACATTATAACTCAATGGCGTCACTGGCGGATTGAATGACACATCTCCGCTAATAGCGGATGTCGAACCAAAACTAAATTCAACATGGTACAGAAATAAATTCCCCGCCACTGAAAACTTTTGAACCAGCGTGCCGTTCCCAATCGTCACGTTTGTCAACGCCGCCGAAAAGTTGAATTCGGACGGGAAGCCGCTGGGCGTTGAAATATAGGATAAATACGTATCCGTTACCGCTCCTGCTGTCATTAGGTAATCGGTATTGCTAATCAGCGTCACAGTTGTGTTTGGTGACGAATAACTGGACGACTTGATGATGCCATATTTGTATCCGCCGCCTTGTTTGAATCGAACTTTCGTGCCTTTGCGATATTTACTGGTTACGTCTCCGCTCACGGTGAATGTATAATCGCCTGTGCGCGTCCATGTCTCAATCACCTGTACCCAGTCATATTCGGATAGATTTTTCCAAATTGCCGCTCCGGTGCTAACGTCTATTGCCTGATAAATTACATCATTCGTTTCGTCCAGCCATATATCTCCGACGAAATAACCTTGAGACGTATCGTTGCTTACAGTTGGCGCTGTTGTTTTAAGGTATAAAAGAGTTCTATTCGCCATTTTTGTTATCTCCAATCATTTTATAAGCCAGATTCCAATCATAAAATTGGCGTAATCCAATCGGCATGTTTTCTTCCCTGCCGCCCGCCATTTGAAACAAGATGGCATATATTTCTTTTTTTGTTGGCTCTTGTCCATCCGGCGGGTCAAAGGCATACGCCAACAAGATAATAACGTTATCGTCTTTGCCGGCGCTTGTCAATATATACATCTGCAACGCTCTTGCAAACCCCGGGCTTTGACTTATCCACCCGGCACGTTTGTCGAGTGCATGTCCAATCTCGTGCAAACAAGCTGCCTCGTTGTCGCACCAATATAATCCAGTCCATGTGTTAAACGCCCCGTGTTCTCCGTATTTGGGGAGCGGGAGTAATACCAAAGCCAGAATCGGAAGTAAGATAATATACTTTTTCATAGCACCACGATAAAATCAATCCCCGAATCATCCGTGTAATTTAGGGTGAGGTAGGCGCGTAAAGAAGCATTACCCTCATAACTGTATATGCTTCTCTGCGAATCTCCAATATCCACATCGTCTATGATTACCGCTAAAGTGTTTCCCTCTCTCCAGCCTGGGCGATTGATTGTCTCCTGAATCGGGTTATCTATTTTAAATGTATATGCCGTCCCGAAGACGAACTGTCCGATTGAATGTGTTTCAAGATAGGCGCTTAATGGGCGCGCATATAAATCCGCAGCACTAACCGGCGTCGTAACATTATCAGCCGCCTCACATCCGAATCGTATATTGCCGGTTGCGGTGTCGGACGTAGCATTCGCTGTAATCGTTATGTAGGCGGAATTGATTGTTATCCCGCGAAACGGGATAGTAAACGGTATCCACGTTCTGACATTTGAGTTTGTCACGCCCGGCGAATCAACGACATATAATTGTGTGCCAGTGGACGAAAAGTTACCCGCTTTATCAGCCCAGCAATCGCCAGAATCACAATATATTGTAGTGGTACTCATGGTCTGGTCAACTCTATGTTTACAACCGCATATAACGTATTCGTTCCGGCGGAACTAACGTCAATACGTAATCTCTCATAAGACGCAACGTCATCATAAGAGGTATTGATAACAGCCGGCGTTGCGGCTGTGCTTGAGGATGTTTCGCCGCTATCAATCGTTAGCGGCGTTGACAGTACGTTGGCAGCCTTGTTGATGTTATATATCTGTATGCTAACAAGCCCCGTCCCACTATCGCGGGATGCTGTGACGCGTGAAATTGTCCAGCCATTAAAACGCGGCGAAATGTGGAACTGCCTAATGTTATTGCCGGCTGATAATGCAGTCTGTGTATTTAACGGGATAATGATAATAACCGGCTCCCAAACTGCATTTAACGCAGTCTGGAGCATGTTATTGTCATTGTTCATTTTTGCCGCCGTCAGAAGTTCGAGGGCGGTATATGTGTAGGTGGTTGGTACAGGCATGTTTAACCGTCCAGTGATTTATTGCGCTTTTCGTAATTGTCAATGACATGCAGTACAAATGCCGCATTTTTTTTCACTTCGTCAATTGATTCTCCACGCCAGTTTTGATAATGCGGCGGAAGAGTAGAGAGAATATTTTCGATTTCTTCTTTGTTGCCTGGCATAACGACATTATATACCTCATCGTTTTGCTCTGCCAACGCCCTGGCGGTTTTTCTTGCGCTATTATCAGGCTCTTTTACAAGTTTACCGTTTTCAAGGCGTAAAAAAAACGCTATGGCTTGAGGATAACAAACCGGGCAAATATATTCTGCTTCGGCATCCATTGCGCCAAGCGTTGAATGTTTTGGACACATTACCATCCATCTTCCATGTAAATATACAGGTTGTATTGTCTTCATTATCACGCTCCTAAATAAGCCGTACTGTCCAACTCCGCCATGCCTACGACATCAAGATAGCACGCATTATCAATTTGATTGGCTGCGGTAAGATAATAAGTTACTTCAAGCACGCGCCCAGGGCGCAGAGTTTTGCTATAGCCGTTGACAAGATATGATGCGCTGATTCCGCTTTGTGCTTCTTTCACACCAACCAGACTGTTAAGCGGCAGAAATGCGGCATCTCTCAATGTAGTATCATGATTGCCGAAAAATGTAATTGATTCGACATCAGTCCTGTCGGTTGACAAGAAATACTTAAGCGATTGTGCAATATCTTTGCCTACGTTGTAATCATCTTGATACACCATGTCAATTGTCAATATCTCACCGTCAGGTTGTCCCGCAGCCTCACGGATGATAAGCGGCTCATAAAGATATACGCCTAATCCGCGTTGCTGGTGAAACCATAAATATCCTGTCACAGCCGCGTTATTTTTCAGTGTTATCGTCGCTACATCGCCTTTGAGAACTGTTGTTATCGACAATGACGCATTCAAGTCTGTTCCACTTCCGCTTGTTGATGAAAATTTATAGTCCGTATTTGCCGCCGGCGTTGTTAGTTGTGTTGCGGCAACACGGACAGCACGTTCATTCGGGTCTCGGAACGATATATCAAATGTAATTTGCTGTGATGGGGCAAGAGATATTTCACGCTGTGCCTGCCATAACACGACTGGAGCAGCATCTAATTGTACTGGGTATGTTTTGACAATTACTTCGCGCACCCGCTGGGATTTGGAGCGCGACAATTTCATGTCGCGCATGTTATTATCAAACGTTGCTGCCGGCGCACCTGAAATTATCATGGATGAGCGCGGAACATATTTCAGCGTTTCGTAGCCGTCGAGAAATATTTTCCCCATCCCCGATTCGGCAAGTTTTTGAAACACACGCCCCAGCGTTGTACCGGTACTATCTTCATCGTGTAATGCGTAGGTGTAAATATCATCGCCGGTCAAGAAACTCTTTGCAAGCGGTTGTTTTGACGCAAGCGGCATGAGGATATTCAGAATTTCGTCATCGCGCTTGTTTTGCTGTACGGTAATGCCGTATACCGTATCACGATATGCGTTTGCCATCCAGTCTTCTGCGGTTATCAACGTCATCCGCTGACGATAACGTCCAATAAGCGGGACAATTGTGCTTATCTTACCCTGCCATTCTTTGTATTCGTTCCCCCCGCTGTACAGTGTGAGACGCACTTTTGTGGACAAGTCAAACCGTTCTTGTCGATTCGGACTGTCGGGGGAATATAATCCATATATACCACGCTCGTTATACTCGCTATTATTAAGTGCAAATGTAAACGTGCCAATATCGGCAACTCTATCAAGGACGCCGCGCCCACTGTTGCCGCGCGTCCATGTAAACCCATGGGATGGCACTACATCATTTGTAACATCGTACCACCCCAAGCTCATCAAATAGTTTCCGCTCGAATCAATCAAAAAAAAGCCGTTTTGGTCAATCAGAAAAACCGGCAAATCTAATTCAACCTTGAAAGTAATATCTATCATTTTCTGGTCGCTTTTTCAAACGCCGCCCGGTTGGCGCGCGCGATTTCGTCCGCAAATTGTTTGAGTATCGGGATTATGTTACTCATTCCGTCAGATGATGATGACGGAACGGAATATCCTGCGCTGTTCCCGGATGGGACAACCGCAAACTTTTCGCCGCTAGACAGCATTACGGGATATGAATCGTTGGGGTATCCCGGTGGTACTGTCAACCAGCCGCCCGTACCAGTGGCATATCCTTTCGTGGAAGCAACATCCCTTTCGCGTAATATGTCTGACCTCGAACCGGAGGTTGATACTACAATATCCACATATTTCTTTTCGGGGATATTGTTAAATTCGTCTGTCAAGCGCTGGATTTCTTCCCGCACTTTACGCGCTTGCGCGATGGAGTCTTCCGTGAAAATTCCCATCTGCAAGCCAACTTGCTCATAATATTGTAATTCTGCTTCTGTCCATCCACCTTTCGCGAGATTTTCTGCCAGCCCGGCGAGAATGCGGCTATTTACATTTTTCTGATATTGCTCCGTATATTCCGCCTCCTTATCCGATAACTCGGCAAGTTTGTCTTTATAACCCATAACTTTTTCGGAGTTCTCCCACCAACCCGCCGCAAGAGCGGCTTGCATCTCGCTCTCTACTTTGGCGCGTTCTTCGGAGATTGAAGCCATATCTTGATTGTGCTTTACGTACTCATCGCTTACGCTGTTGAGTAAGTCAAGCCAATTTTCGTAAGTCTTCTGTAAATCCTCCATATTAGGGATGGCGTCAGATTGGATAACCTCTCCACTGGTTTCAAGCCATCTTGTCCAGTAATCCGTTGCGGCTTGCCCGCGTTCGATTTGCTTGCGTATTGCAAAAACAGAATCGCCAAACTCACGGTTGGCTGCCGCCGCGCGAGAGATTGTATCGAAATTCATTCCAAGCAAATCTTCAAGTTGCGCTTGCATTTCGGCTTCGTGTTTGTTTGCCAGAATGATTTCGCCAACTGCAGAGCCAAGTTGTACCTTAAATCCCTGCCAGGCATCGGCAAGAGCGTCCATCGCAAGACGCTGTTCCTCCGCTTTTCTGATTTGCTCATCCGATAGGATTAGATTTTTATTTACCTCATCGCCCATCCTCTTTAGGGCGTCACCGCCCTGTTTGAGAACGTTAACCCATTGCAAACCACTGCGTCCAAGATTGTCAATGATAAATTGATTTCGCTGCATCGGGTCTTGTATTGCAAGGTACTGGTCGGATAGTTTTGCCAGCGTCTCAATGGTTGGCGTCAATCCGTTTTTTGTCATCACACGGGTTGCGGTGGTCACATCTTCCGCGCCAAGTTGAAAATCATCCAACACTTGCAGCAGGCGGCTTGTTTCCTCCGCGCCAGCCCCCGAAATTGACGCTATGTCGCGCACCTGTTGGGCATAACCTTGAAAAGCATCGTAAGACGCCTTTAGCGCAAGTCCAACAGCCGTAACCGTTCCAATAAGCGCGGCGTTTTGCGAAATGAAATCACCGACACCACGCCCGCCTTTTCGAAGCCAGGTAATAACCCCTCTACATTTTTTTTGGTGTCCTTAAACTTGCTATTAACGCGCTCAATGACGGGTGTACCGTCATCCCGAACCGAAAACCGAATGAGAATATCTTCAGGAGGCATCGTTCCTCATTTTCCTGACGCGCGTTACAGTATCCGCGTACATAGGGTATTGCTCAGCCCACTTGACAAGGTTGTCTGCCATGCGCTCGGACGTGAAAGCGTTATATACATTAAGCAATGTTGCAGCCCTATATAACAATATCGCCGGAACGTCGGCGCCGTACACTTGTACGCCCCATCTTTCGAACATCCAGCCTAATGACAGTTCCGGCGGCGGCTGTGTTATATTATTTTCGGCATAATCAGCCGCCGCCAATATTAGTTTTTTGGAATTACCATCGCCTCTTGGTACTGTTGCATTATCATCTTGGCAATCCACTGGCACAACCAGGGGGGCTGGATGTCCTCGGCTTTATCCGGCAATACGCTTTGTCCGTCCTTTGTACATCCAATCAACCAGCCTGACGCTCTTGCGGCGTCAACGATAACGGCGTTATCCGCCGATAGTGTCATTGTCTCACTCCGGTTAAGTGCGTCCAACGCACGTTTCACCTTACGCGCTATTTTACCGGCAGATACTACAATTTGATTGGCAATACCATCATCGGCTAAAGAGATTTCGTCAATCTCTGTTAATGCGCTTTCCAATGCTGCACGCACATTGACGGATTTAGCCGCCTGTATCTCTCTCTCAAGAGCAATGCAGTGACGCACAAGCGGCGCGTCAATCAACTCAAGTGTATATCCGTTATGTATGTGCCTCATACCACAGTGCCAAACGTCAAAGCACCATTAACGCGGAGAGTCACGGAAAATGGCACAACCTGATTATGCACAACACCGCTTGTAAACTGTGTGACAAATGCCGAACCGGTAATAGACGGCTTGCCAGTCGTGTTGCCCTGCGGGAAAAACGTCATTGACGCTTCTGCGGTTGTGTACTCAAGGGCGGCGCGAATTGTTCCAGCGGCATCATCCCATCCTTCAATTGTCACGGTTGCGGAACGCTCCATCGGAAAAAATTCCTTATCCTGTTGCCCAGCCCCGGTTGCTTCCAGTTCATCGCGTGTTCGGGAGATTTCAACTTTGGTAAGTGAGCCGCTCGGAATCGTAAACGTTCCAAACTTAAACTCCATTGATTTGCCGGTATATTTCGCCATGTTATTTCTCCTTCGCCGTCATCACGGCAATAACGCCGGATTTGACAAGCATGTCAATTTGTTCTTGTGTGAGATGAGACAAGTCAATTTTCTCGCCCTCACGATATACCTTTTCCTCTTTGCTGTGCCAGACAGTATGCCCGGCGGCTACAACGTATTGCATATTACCTCCTAATAGATGGTGATACGTACCGGGACAATCTCGGAGCGATAAGGCTTACCGCCTATGTCTGCGGCAATGCCAACACGTGAGCGCCCATTGAGGCGCATGTATGTCCAATTCGCGGTCTCCGGGTTGTCGCGGATAATATCAGTTATTAGTTTGCGCCCGTCATCAAGTGCATCTTGTGAGTTTTCTGGCGTCCATGATTGTGCATCATCGGAATATAGAACAAATATTCCAATATTGAAATCAAATTCCGCATCCGCCGAAGGGCGCGAAGCGCCATAATCATTAGCCGCCATTACGGGGTAATCTGTGTCGCCGCTAGCCACGACGATGTTACGCGCGCGCCCGGCAAATTCGGATGTGCCGTAATTCCAAACGTCCCAAGTCGTATCTAATCCACCCCTCAACAGCGTTGCCAGGGCGTTGCGGATTGTCTTGCGGTCGATAACGTTACTCGCCATTTATAGTATCCTCTATAATGGCATCCACCACGATGTCTTTGGCATTTTCGCCAACTTCGGCGACTGTGCGGTCGTAAAACGCATGTTCGCCGCCGCGTGCATTTTCGTAAATACCATATTCGGCAGGGCGGTATTTGCGCGAACTTCGTCTTGGGCTTACGCTTTGAGGGTCAATGTATATTACGCCCTCCAGTCCACCTTCCCATCCAATACGGTGGGAGTTTTTCAGCGCGCCCCCGCCTGGGTACTTGCCAACGTGCGTAATTTGTACGGCGTGACGATGCAACACAACAAGCGCAGAGCGCACCGCATTGGCAACTTTCCCCATGGGCTTCATGGACGCAATACGATGCAGATTTTTTTGCTGGACGCGCTGGATACCCTCAAGACTAATGTCAAATCTCATAGCACATCCTCAAGAATAATCCGTACCCGCATATCTCCGGACGGCAGCCATGTATAAGGCTCAACCGCTTTGACGTAATATTCTTTCGTCCCGACAACAAACTTGTCTCCAGAGATTATGTCGGGGTTATCCTGCAAATATACCTCCCAAACGGTGTGGGGGGTGTCCAGCATAAGCCTTTGGCGGGTTTCGGCATCCACCGGAGCCGGCGGAGTGCATTTTAGGGCGGCAAGGTAAGACGCATAGCCGCCCGTTAGCGTTGCGCGTTTGGTTGTCGCAGTCACCGTTGTCATTGTCGCAAGTGAGTAATCACTCATAACGCAGCCGCCTTTGCGTAACTCCCGCATTCGACGGGGACGAATTTTTTCCCAGAATTTCATCCAGTGCGCCGCGCTTTTGCGATAACTGTTGGCTGTACGGTCCGGTTGATGTGTCAACCTCCACAACGTAATCAAGGCGCAGTTGTTCAAGTATCTCTCGTTCCACAGCGTCAATAAATAATTTTACGCCGCCCTCATCAACCCAGCGCACGGACGGCTCACCGGTGTCCGTGTCAATTGCACCGATATGTCGTAATGCGGCGTTAATGGCACGGGTATAAGAGCCTTCGGTCAACGTCCCGCCTGGTGTGGTCGTCAATCCGCGTTCCGTTGCCAGCCTGCCAAGTTTGGCGTGTACAGTTTCGGCGGCTTGCGCGCGTGTTACCGGGATATACCACAGCCAGACATCATCTATTTTCACGCTTCCGGGAGCAGATACGTTTTTAATGGTTAGAGTATAGGTTGTACCCTCTGCCAAGCCATAAATAACCTCATTGTCCATCCACGCTGTACCGCCATTAAGCGACATTGACACAACTTGATTATCATCCCCGTCTCTAATCTCAAGCGTGCATTGCCCAGCCAACAAAGTGGCAGTCGCCTTGACGGATACATGTAACGTGTATTGCTTGACGCCAATAACGGCAAACGTTTGGCTAACCGTTCCACCAACAGGCAAAACACAGATGCCGTAATGCTCGTCTGCATCGCCGGCGCTGTAAACCGTTCCGCCGCTTACGTCCCATCCGTTGAGATTATGGAGGAAGCGTCCATTATAGATGATGTTATTTTCTGTCATTACGCTTTACCACAGGAACGTCTTGTTCAAGCACGTTTGGATTCCAGGGGGCTGCAAGTGGTTTGTCCCAGCGTTGGTTTCCGCCAGCGTCATTGTATTTTTGGATTTCTTCGGGTGTCGCAAAACGCCAGCCCGGCGATTGCAATCTCCATTGTGCATGTTCGCGGCTCACAATGTGGATTGCACCTTTGGGATTGACAATATAGTAACTCTTTTCGTCCGTCATATTTGCCTTTCAGCGGGGAGGCGTATTAGCGCCTCCCCGCCACTGGATTAGATTTCGGCGGTCGAGATAACAACCCCGTGATTGTCGCGCATTTCAGCCACACCATACAAAACATCAAGCGTAAACTGTGCGCCAAGATAGTCCGGGGAGTACGACATCGTAACACGCAGAGCGATACCGTCCTCCGCCAACGTGCGTTGATTGACACCCATGCCGTCGGGGGCGGTCGGAAGCGGACGGGACGCAAACATAATAGCATCCCGCTGGAACGCAAGGTTCTTGGTCTGGTTCGGCGTGCCAGATGCAACCGCAATCTTTTGGTCAACGAAGATACCGAAGCCCATAAACTGACCGACAAACGAATCGGCAGCCTTTTGCCCAAGCGTCTCCGCGTAATTGCGGTTAATCACTTTTTCGATGCCCAAGAGCTCGTACTCGGCATCTTCATGCAGGACTAAATACCGCTCGGACAGCGGCGCTTTGGCAGCGTTAAGAAGACGACGCGCGTTACGAATGTGCGTTTCGGACAAGCCGGCAGTGGCGTCAATCGTCTGCGAAAAGCCACTATATAACGCGGCAATGTCCGCATCAATCTGTTCGGCAAGCGCCATCACCGCACCACGCGCATACACCTCAAGCCAGTCCGGGCGCGCGAATGCCTTTGCAATGTCTTCGACAAGGAAGGAAACTTCTTTGTATTTATTCAGCGTCAGGATGTAGGAAGCCGCAGTAGGGGTTTGCAGTGTAACAGCGGTGTTGGCGGCTTTATCGTTGACGCTCAGAGCGCCCCCATAAGGCACTTTGATGGTTTGTCCGTAAGAGGCAACCTCGTCCTCATAGTTACGGTTGACAAGACGGGCTAACACGGTGTTAGCCTTCAGAAATCCCAAAGCCTCTGCCGCCACAATCGTGGGGATTGAATCGGCGACAAGGGTGGTAGTAATATTAGCCATGCTAATCTCCTATATTTTGGTGTGATTAACAGGCGTTTCGTTTTTTACGTGCTACGAACCACGTGCCTATCTTTTAGTAAGTTCTTTGACGTACTTCCTGATTTTTTCGGGGTCTTGCTCTGTTGACAAATCAACTTTTTGAGTTGCTCCGCCTCTCGGAGCGGGCGGAACGCCTCGCTTTGTTACATCGCCAATCAAAGCAAGCAATTCATCGGCGTCTTTTTCCATGTCCTCTTCGGTTTCGCCGCGCATCCTTTCAATGAGGGGGGGCGGCAATCCCTTTTTGTAGGCAATCTTAAGACGCTTGTTTTCTGTTTCCAGTTGTTTTGCGGCTTCTTCCGCTTTTTTGTACAACTCTTGGAAGTTCTTTTCTTCTTCCAGTTTTTTCTTTTCGCTTTCTTCGCGTTCTCTTTGCAGTTGCGCCAGTTTCTCTTCCGCCGTCTTTGCTCGTTGTGTTAATTCCTTGAAACGTGGATGTTTGAAAACATCTTCCCACGACGTGGGAAAAGAATCGGCGTGACTGTTTTCTGTAGTGTTTTCAGTAGTTTCCTGAGGTTCCTGTTCCATAGTTACTCTACAATCGAAATCACAAACGCGCCAGACTTGCTAATTCCGCCTTGCGCGACAACGATTTTAATAACACCCACGCCGCCAATCGGAACATAGGACGCCAGCGCAGAGCCGTCAGCAACAGCATGAGCGGCGGCACGCGGATATACAATTTGCGTACTGTTAAAATTTAGTTTTGTCAGCACCGGAATGGACAGATACGGCGTCTCCAGCGTGACGGTAACATCAACGCCAGCGTCAAATGTCCCGGCAACAAGCGCGATTGAATCAATATACCCATTGATACGGTGGGTATCCACAACCGCAGCATTGCCGCTGGCGTCTGTGGTTACCGGGATTCGGATTTCTTCAAACATCTTGCCTCCATTATAACATATTATTTACGGCGCGCAGTTGCATGGGACGGGTATATTGGTACTCTTTTCCCGGTTTTAGCACGCGCCTCAAGTTCGGCTTGCGCCGCATCAACCATCTCACTGGTTGGTATTCCAAATTCCTCAAAAGCCTCATTGTACAAAGCGACTGACGTGCGGCAGTTCCAGTGAAACGGCGGATTTTGCAAATAATCCGCAAAGCGCGGCGTTCCCGTCAGATGAAATGGCTCATCAAATGGCTGTATTTGTCCGTGTACCTTTAGGCAACACTCCGTAGTATTTTCGTCTATCGTTGCAATTGCCTGTTTTTGAAATTGCACCTCATCGCTCTGCTTGTTGACACCGGTCAAGTATAACACCGTCAAACCGATAGCGTACTGCCATATATTACGCCGCTCCTCCAATTCTGCAGCATTGACAGATGAGTGCCAAGCGGATGCGCGTCCGTCTACAATATCCTCGCTCAATAATCTTGCGATTGCGTCTTGCTGTGGTGTTTGCGAAAGACGCATTTGCGACATGCCAGTTTGCAGGCTTGTCGCAAGTTGTCCAATCCATGCCGGCGCGCTTGTCATAATCTCTTGCTCCCCGTCCGCAGCCAGTTGCGCGGCTTCCGCCGTTATCTGTCCGACATCAACCCGCACCGGCATTACTCTACGGGCTATTTCGATTTGTTTTGCCGTGTAGTTTTTGGTTACTTCGCGCACACGCTTCGACGCTAATCTGGCACGCTCTTCCACGCGGCGCTTCAGCATCTTTATTTCAACCTGCATTTGCTCAACTGCCAGGCGGCTTGTGCCGTTACGCTCCAAAATATCAAGCAGGTTGCGGCGTGTTTCGCGCTGCAACCGTCTCAAGTCGCGCAAGTAGTTTTCCTCAACCTCTGTCATCAAGCGCATAAATTTCTGCGCCTGTCTCACATCAGGCATTGACGCCCTCCGCGATTGTGCCGTTACGCATCCGCTCTAATTCCAGTTGCCGCATCTCAATATCAATCTTGTCCGCTTCGCTCATCGGCAACACTGGGCGGTCTGTGTCAAGCACTAATTCATCATCGTCAAGAGCAGACAATGACGGAAGCAGCTTTCCGCACAACTGCATGACATACGTTAGCACGCGGTCATAGTTTGGGCGGATGCGGCGCATTTTAATAACCAGTTCCTGGAGTTGGATTTCAAGCGTTAGGGATGCTACTTGTCCGTTTTTCCGAATTTCATCCCACGCCAATTCGGGGAGCATTTCTTTGACGCCCTCACGCACCTCACGAATAAAGTCCAACACTCCAGCCACGTCAATACTGGGAGCAAGAAATTCCGCCGACGCTCCACTTGGCAAATACCACATCACATCACCGCTGCGGGTAAGTTCGGACGGGTCTGCTCCAATGATTGCCGCCTGCGGTTCGGCATTGCGCCTGATTATGTCCGCCAGGTGGGTTGCCATGTTATTGACTTCGTTGATGAGGGGCATTGCACGCTCATACGTTGACGCGCCGTATTCCGTGCCGTCATTGATATGATAGCACTCAAAGATTGGTAACGCTCCGATTGAGTTTGGATACTCCGCATCGTTCCCAGCATACCCATACGGCTCACCATCCCGAAACGTGCGGATTGTTTCGGGGGTAATGTACTCGGCATACTCATATATCTCACCACCACCATCTATTTGCTCACACCAAATTACGGCGGACGGCTGCTTATCGTAAACGTTATCGCCGTATACGGGTATGTATTTTGTCGGCGGAACAGGGGTTATTGTAATATATCCCTTGTCCCGCAAATCTGCAACGCGCAAACCAGACAACCCATATTGTGCGCCATAATGCACAAGTAATACTCCATTGACATCCCAGTCTGACATGTCAAAGAGTAAGTCGCGCGCATCTGTCCATTGCCGGAAGCGCGGCTCATCCTGCGGGAAACTCCAATCCGGCCCCAAAAGTCCGGCGTCAATATCCACAGCGCGCGATAACGGCATAAACATCGGCTTGATACTGCCGCTAATTTTGGGTCCAAGCACCTGCATGGTATTCTTCATCCGCGTGTACACACTGCCGTCATAATATGATGCCCGCTCCTCAAGCACGCGCTTACGCTTTAGCCACTGGGGGCGGTATTGCACAAACTCATCTCTGTCAAATATGCTTTTCATATTCCATTATCATCCTTTCAACTTCCTCAGGCGGGCGCAACTCTGTAACCTGCGGGGCAAAAGTTTCCGGTCTCCAAAATGTCCCACGTGCGATTTGCATCCTGCTTTGCAGTGCATCGTTTTCATGCGCATATCGTGCCGCGTCTATAATATCGTCCGCTTCTTTCGCCATGCGGGGGAGGGCGTTTCCGCCGGCATCTTCCTCCCAGTGCGCCACACTGAGGGCGTGTTTGACATTGACACACTTTTTTTCAACGATAATCTTTTGGCTTTGCAGCCAGCGCAAACCAAAAGCAATTGAGTCCCGTCCCTTGCGCGACGGACGCGCATTTACCCCATATTTTCTCAATTCGGCAATGCTTTTCGGTTCTGCCGAATCGCAAAAGACAATATCGTTACCAATGCGTTCCTTCAGTTCCGCGGCGAGCATGTCGTTTGTCATGCCTGTGCGGAGCATCTCATCGTAAACATATATTGTCTTGTGCTTGGCGTCATAATGAGCAGTCCACAACGCCGCCGGGTCTGCCGAAAATCCAAAATCCAAACCGTGACGGCGGTTTGTGAACGTGTCATACATACTTGTCAAATCTGCGACGCTCCAGTTGGTAAAGACAAGATGTCCCAAGACGCCCCAGTTACCCAACGTATAAACATTGTACCTATATTTATCCGTTTCGTTTTCCAAGTCGTGCCTGTCTTGGCTTGTCAGGAAACGATTATCCTTGTATGTGGTTTTGAGGATAAGCAGATTATCATCACGGTATATCTTTTGGTCGTCCGCCCACGCCAACCCGGAAAACCACGTTGTATAAATCCAATGAGATTGTAAAATCGGGTTGAACGACAAAATCATGCGCTTGCGGATTGTCTCATCACCGCCGCGCTGACGTTTGTACAAATCCATAACGTCATTACGCTCTGTCTCTGTTGCCTCTTCTACCCATATGTCCGTAATCACACCTACGGCAGGCACGACACTCTTTATCTTTTCCACGTCATCCAAGCCGGCGAAAAGCACCTGATAGCCATTCATACAGGTGATTTTCATTTCGGTTTGGTTAATCTTAAACATATCACTCAATCCAAACTCACGAATGACGCGCTCTACTTGCTGAAAAACAGATGAGCGGATGGTTCGGGCAACCTGACGGCAAACCAAATAATTCCGCCCGCCGCGAATAAGGTCCAGCACAAGCCGCTGTGACAAAAACCATGACTTACCGCTGCCCGAACCACCGAAAAATATCTGTGTTCGCGCGGTATCATCCAGATGCGGGACAAATATATCATTCATCTGTACGCGGAGTCTTTTTTCCATCCGTTACAATCTCCACGATAAATTTGATGCCGTTTTCGGACGATACGTCCACACGCTCCGTTACCTTGCCGTCAACACGCTCCATTAACTCTTTCCACAATCCAGCGGACGGCTCAAATAGCAACGAACTAAATACACGGGCTGTAACAAGATATTTCATTTGCACATTTTTGGGAAGTTGCTGTAACATCCGCCCCAGGTCATTATCAAAACCGATAAACGCAAGCAAATCGGTCGGATACATATCGCCAACCGATTTTATAATGGCAGCCCAAGATTCGCCATCTTTGGGTCTGCCTTTTGGATTACCGCTTTGCCCCCTTTTCCATGCGGTTTTAGGGACTTTTTTCTTTACTGTCATTCTGTTTTCGCTCTGTTAGCAGACAAATATATCTTTATTATTCATTATACCCTGATTTACATCCGCTTCAGCGCATCAAACGGCGATTCGGGACACAGCACAAACGGATACCCGCCGCGAATAATGGTTGCACCTAACACATGCGCGTCCCGTTTGGCATCCCGCTGCATGACATAAGCCAGTCGGGTCTCATCCACACAATGCCCGGTCTGGATTGCCCAAAACTTACCGGACGGGTCGCGGTTGACGCTCCAGCGGTGGGAATGTCCCATAATAACGTGTTGGTGGAATTGCACCGCCAAATCCTGCGCCGCCGTCCTGCCGGCGTTGCGCGGATGCGTTGCCCGAAACGTTCCCGCCTCTGTCTCAATTAGCGTGTAATAGTACGGGGCAATATGCCAACGCTTATCGTTATGCCTGTCTATTTGGTGGAGCAATTCGCGCGGCTCTAATGCCTGTTGGAGCATACGCAAATGACGGTCATCATGGTTGCCGGGCGCAACGTAAACGTTTTCGAACATCTCAAAATTACGAAATACCGCCCGCGCTTCTGCCAATTCACCGGACAACCCGCTTTCGGCCAGGAATCCAGCATCCTCAAGTTTTTTCCTAATCAATTCTCTTTCTGACAAATCAAATACATCTAATATCTTTTCGACAAGTTCGCTCTTCGGTTCCACCCATTCACTCCCCCACATACTCAAACTGTCATAATGCAACAAGTCGCCGGCAAGATGTAAATCCTGTATCCCCCAGGAGTATGCCAAATCCAGACAGCGGTTAATGAAATCCGAATGCTGAAATGGGGCTTCGATATCAGACAGTATCAGCGCGTCCCCCTGGCTTTTCAGCGGCTTGTCCCATACCGGGAAAGAGGACTTGGGGATTGGAGCGGTTTTCTGGATACGGGCTAGTTTCGCATTGACGCTATCATAAGTTCTGCCCATTAGTACCGCTATCTGATAATCGCTTTTGCCCTCCCCCTTCAACTTTACCAACAAATCTATGTCGTTTTTTGTCCAGGGCTTTCTCAAGTTGCCTCTATATATTGTTAAGGATGAATTTGACAATCTCCACAATCACATAGCCTCCGCCGATTGTCAAAACAAACCAAGTGATTTTTGTCATAAATGTCACTTTATTTTCTATCACATCAACCTGTTTGGCAAGCACAGTAATTCCGCGAAGTTGTTCTTCGTGCCTGTCAATATCCCGCCTGTTATTTCTGATGTGTTCGTCTAATCCGATACCAGTCCCATTGCCTGTAACAACCTTCCTCATACTGGCAAGTTCAAGTCGCATGTCGTTCACCTCACGCGTTATTGGTTCTAGTGCCGCTTTAAGTTGTTCTTCAGTGACTGCCTGTTTCGCCATAATTCCTCAAAAAAACCGCCGCACTCGCCGCTAACATTTTGGTTTGCGTTAGCGTGCCACGCAGATGCGGCGGCTATCGCCTTATACCATATTTTCATGACTTTTTCACCTGCAAAATGTTACATTCTTGTAATTAATACTTGGGTGTTAAACGCGAACCGCCCGGCAGTACCGGGCGGCGCAGAAAGGAGGATGCAGCCATGAACACGACTACTTTACTACACCCCCCTCAACTTTGTCAACCTTCCACGCCTTCCCCCCCCTCCGGCGGTGGAGCAAAAAATACTCCAACCCTTCAGGGGGGATGAGCCAGTCGCGCCCCGGCTTCTGCGCGCCGGGGACATCACCGCGCATACAGGCAAACCGCAAACCGCGCGCGGTGATTGACGGGGTGATTGACTTTGTTCTTTTCATCGCTTCTTTTATGGTAATCATTTTTCTGCTCGCAGATTTATCTCCTTTCCCGGTCTAACCACCTACCGGGAGGGCTAAAGGCGTGTTAGTATCCCTTCCACGCCTTCATCAACCTGAACAATTCGGAAGACGAGGCGGGAACAGCGTAGTCATTGTACTCGTGGCCCGAATTGTATCCCCCGTGCCACGAAGACACTCTGTAGCCGAATGCCACCACGTCACCCCTGATCAGGGCGACAGGATAATATACCTCCTGCCAGGCGCTACCCCCGCACCGAGGGTAGCTTTCTCCCCGTTCTGCGGGGAGTTGTAGTTCTACCTCTTCTACATCCTCCGCTGGCGCGGAGGGGTGTGCGCACCATATGTCCCCGCAACCCCCGCAAGGGGCATACAGCATATCTAAAAACTTTTTGGCGTTTTTCTCAACTGCGTTCATTGCGTTCATGTCATCTCCTTTTTGTTTTGTTATGCTGTAATCTTACCCCATGCGGTAACATTTGTCAAGGGGTGAAAGATTAATACAAGATTAGAGTTTTTAACGCAACCGCCCCCGCTGTGATAGCGGGGGCGGCGCAAACAAGGAGGAGATGAAACGTCTTACATCAAGCGCAGCGCACGCGCAACGGGCGTACCAAAGAACTGCGCGAGAATCCACGACACAATCGCGCCGACAAGCGCGAACAGAACATCGTCCGACACAATCGCGCCGACAAGCGCGAATAACCAACGAACTGCAAAAGCGACAATCGGAACGAGAACCGCCTCAACTAATTTTTTCCATTCCATAGTTTACTCCTTTTTCGCTATTATACACCTACTGTTAGCGGGTTGGCAATATCTGTAACACTCTCTAGTATGGCAAGCGGCAACTTAACAGGGTAAATCGCCACCAACGGTATCCACACCGGCAGCGCGGCGCGCTGCGGAAAATCATAAACCACTGGCTTACCGGCAATCGTCCTGGCTGTAATCAAAGCCCGAAAATACAACCAGGGGCGCTGCAACAGCCAGTCAAGTGACGGCGGATTGAAATAATCCAATGTGTCAACGATAAGATAATCACCATCCACCTTGCCGCTTACTGTTGCTCCGCCACAGACTCTTATTTTATCCCACGACGGCATTTCGCCCTGCAAGTCAATACCGTTAATATAGTCTTTGCGCGGTACATACGCATATGGGCTTCCCGTAGTCCAAAAGCCTGAATTGTTCATAAATGCGCGGTGATCATCATATACCACGCGCCATTTTTTAGGGTCAATGCCGGGATTGAGAGCAAAAGACAACCTTTGCCATGATTCCGTAAATGGAACGCTATGCGTATTATATAACCAGTACACCTCCGGGAATCCAACACGCCACGCCCAGTTACTTTTACTTTTCTCGACTTGTCCGTGAGACGCTGGCAAAATAGGCTGCTTGCGCCAGATTTCGTAATCATGCAGCACCCGCCATAATGGGGGCTTGCTTGGAGTTTCAATCGTGACTGTTATTTGCATTTAACACCCAAGTATTAAATCTTTTCTTGTTTGCCCGTCAGCGTCAAGTCTTTCCAGCCTGGGCGCTGGATGATTACAGTAACATCTTCGGTAATCGCCGACAGCGGCGGGTCACCGTAAACCTGCCTGGTGACATACGTCGCGCTCCCAGAGCAATACGCTGCTTGTGTCAACAGCGTTGCATACTGCTCACCCGGCTTTTGCAAATACTTAATGCTAATCCATCCCGTTGCGGCATCAACCGTTCCCCAAATGTAAGAGCCTTTTGGCATGGTTTGAATCAATGCGCCGGTAACTGACGAAGCGCTCCGCATGTTCAAATCAACGTTTGTAATCCATTTTTCCATTGTTCCTCCATTCGGCGGAATTGTCCCGCCGTACTGCGCGGCGAACTGCTCCGCCGTGCCGTTGTAATAATTCCCATCCAGCGACTTATTGCCACTGGGGTCAAGAGTTGCGCCGTCCAACTGACTTGTAAACTGCCAAAACTGGTACTTTGTTGCCCCCTTCGGAAGTTGCGGAACATCCACACCGTAATGCGCCACCCACAACGGCTCACGACTCCAATCAAATCCTTTAAGGTACACATCCGCATATCCGGCGGCGGTGTATGTCGTTGATGTTACACCGATACGCGATTTGAGTTTGTCATGCGCCAGCCTCAAATCAACAGCCGACGGATTCGCGGGCTGTCCGGCATAAGTTGTCCATTCCGCATCAATAAAAATACCAAGCGGTGGCTTGTAATCGTTGTATGACTTTGCCCACGCCGTCACCTGTGCATCAATACTCACGCGATTATCGGGATACAGCCACACATATAATCCAAACGGCAAGCCGGCGTCTTTTGCCGTTTGAACATGCTCTGCTGCGTAACGCGATGAGAGCGCGCCGTCATTCGCCTTGATGACGACGAACGACATGCCAAATTGCTCTTTCATTCTTTTTAAGTCAACGGGCGGGATGTTCCAGTGGCTGATGTCTATCCCCCAAACTCCCGATTTATTCGGCATAATCACAGGCATAAAGTTAACTTCTTCGTACCTGTTTCCGTTTTCCCCCCACCACAAATTATTCCGCAATAACTGTTTTATTTGGTGGATGTTCATGCCCCAATTATACTTGATTATTTTTTACAAATTGCCGAATTTTTCATTTTGACTTCATACCATTTTACGCCATTGCAGTCATATAACGTCAACTGCACGTATTGTTGGGCGGCTTCAAAATTCAAGCACTCACAACCCAGAATATGACATTGATGATATTCATAATGATTTGCATGGTCGCTTTCGCTATGACCGCACTTGCAGATATTTTTTCTCATTTTTCCTTCCTCCTGGGCAGGTAGTCCGCCCAACGGCTTGCGTTACTGGCGGGGCGTATCAGTGCCGCAAGTATCGCAATAGACAGAGCCTTCTTCGAGCAAGGCTTTACATTCGGGGCAGAATCTAGCCCCGTCCAGTGCACGCTTTGTTAGCCCGCTCTCATTGAGAGCAAGCCAATCACAGAATCCGAGCACCCAAACTCTGGTAAGCGCATGAGGTGCGCGACCAACTTCGGCAACATATTTTTCAAACAACTCACGATACTTATTCATGTAATTTCATAGCGGGCTTCCAGCGGCAAACCAGGCATGGAAACTTCTGTGACGGTTTCCGCTTCTGCCGCCAACCAAAGTGGCAAGATACCGTAGACGTGCTTACCGCGTACATCATCTGGCGTTGCCTGGTTTGTTCGCCCTAACGGAATCGAGCCGTAATGATGGATTCTCGATTTTCGTTAACCAAGCGTATCGGATGATTCTTCCGAATATATAAGGAAACATCCGTTCCCATACCAGAAAGAGCGTCTCGTATGTACTGTGGATTAATTCGCAGTTCAAATTCGTCTGTTTCTTGGGCGGATGCCAGCTGCCATGTCACGTCATCTGTGACAAGAAAAAGGTAACCGCAATTTATTCTTAAAATCATGTCATTGTCTTTTTTAATGGCGCGAACGGCTTTTAATAATATATTTTTCTTGATTTTTATTTCGATATTGGCGGCATAAGCCCAATCCAGGGCAATTTTTACACGGGTTTTGCAAAATTCACAGTCGCATTCTGGCATGGAGTGGTCAATATGAATTCGTATACCGTCTGTCGCCAATCCGCCATGAAGTCGTACAAATTCATCATACTTCCCGGCGGCTTTTTTCAACCATCGTGTACCCGACTTATTTTGGAATTTTAACTGTTCTGGAAAAATTAAATCTTCCGTTGGAATTATTTTTAGCGTTGTGATTGATTTGTCTGCAGTTATTTTTAGGTTATATTGTTCCTGATTAAGGGTAACATCTTCTTCGCCCAATAAACGCAAGATGTCTATCAGGACGGGATAATTTGCCGGAGAATATGCCTGCAAGCAGCAGGATATTGTATTGACGGTTTTGGCTGGTACAGTAGATGTGCCAATGCTTGTGGTGATGGTAATTTTGTCTGCAGCAGTCTCCAAACAGATTAATCCATACCTTGACCTCTTCGGCAGAAGGTTCTTAATTGCTTTCAATAGCGTATTGGCTTTTACTGTCGTCATTTTTTATTTTAAGCCATTCCCAGGTGAGCGTTAGTGGCGGCGCATTGAACAAAAGTCAGTGGTTTTAGACCACCAATTTTGAATTGCCCCGCCGCTCCAAGTTGCGACTTTGCCAGCCAACGTCTGTGAGCATGGCGGGGCAATTCCCCACCCGTGCGTCCAGCGCGCATCTTCACGGCACGGGCAGGCGTCAGTCGCTTACTTAGTGGCGGAGGGACATTGTCCTTGCGTCCGCTTATGCGCGGGAGACCTCTCACTGACCGACGTTTATATATTACACCAGTTTTTCCGATTTGCACGATTCTCTAATCAAACACTCATTTTATTTTAAGCATTTATCTTTGTGTTATAGTAAGATGGGTGTAAACAAACAAGGAGATGAAATGACACAAAACCTCACACTCACACGCGCAGAACGTCTTGAAGAGTTCAAAAGTCACGCTCGCGCCCGCGCCGATGAACTGATTGCAGCAAGAGAGAGATACAAAGATTATCTCTCACGCCTTCCAGCCGCAATCTACAATAACAATCTTGACATTTACACCGCCGCGTTGAATAGGATGGATGCAGAGATTGATTCCGCCATCGAAATGGCGGAAGAAGAGGAAAAGGCTTTTCGTTTATATCTTGAAGTTGTAGAAGCCCGCCAAAAAAAAGATGGGTGGAAAGAGTGGGCAATGTCCACCCACGCAGATTGGCTGGACGAAATTCGGACGAAGGAGGACGCACACTATTAGCCCTGGCAAGGCAAACCGTCAGTGACTGAACCGAAACCAAAACTAAAAAAGAAAAGGAGCAAAACAATGCCTATTATTGCAAAAGCAAACGATAAAGAATTTGAAAAGTTCCCCTTGCCCAACGAAGGAACGGTACAAGCAGTTTGCGCGGGTGTGTGGGACATTGGTTTACAATCCACGCCGTTTGTGGATGAAACAACCGGGAAGCCGAAAGTACAGCATAAAATTGTAATCGCCTTTGAAATCAACCAGATGATTGACGCACCTGACAGCGAATTTCATGGCAAACCGTACATGTTAAGCAAAACATATACGTTGAGCCTGGGCGAAAAGTCGAACCTTCGGCACGACCTGGAATCATGGCGTGGCAAACCGTTCACAGACGATGAGTTAAAAATGGGGATTGACCTGGAGAAACTGTATGGCGTCAATTGTATTGTCGGCGTGGCACATGTCACGAAGAATGACAAAACGTTTGCAAATATTACGTCCATTCTTCCGCCATTGAAAGGCATGGAAAAGATGACGCCCGTTCGTACTAAAGATGAAGCCCCGCCGAAGTGGGTACAGGAAAAGGCGGCACAGGCAGTCAAGCCAGTTCAAGATGATGACCCGTTTGAACCAGCCCCGCCCGACATTGGTGATGGCGAGAATCTTCCGTACTAAACACCCCAGGGGCGGGGACATCCACCCGCCCCATACTGGAGGATAAGCAGAGGGTAAATCAATGATATTTTTTTGTCCTGGCTGCTCTTCAAGAACCCCCCATTTGCTTGAAACAGGGTGGTGGGAGTGTGAAGCGTGTAAATACGCTGTTTCACCCGAATTCGCCCAGACGTTCATCGAAGTTGAGAACCTTGAACTTGGCGAACACATTGAAAAACTCATTAAAGACGCCGGGCTTGTGATGAGGAAAACATGAAAGAATATAAACACGGATGGTGGATACTTCCAGTGGCTGCGGTTTCGTTTATATGCACAGTCCTTATTGTTTTCCTTCAAAAATATGAGGGGTGGTGGTTTCTGCCATGGTTGCTTTTGGCTGTTGGAGCGTTATGTCTGGCAGTTTTGGCATATATTATCTTTGCGTAAGTTACACAACTGACACCCGCCTGCCGGCGGGGTGCGGGTGAATCTACTAACGTGGATGATGACAACCCCGCCGGCGTTAACACCCAGGTGTTAAATTGCCCCTCGCCCTCCTCTATCTGTGTGCGGGAGTCTGCAACAGGCGCAGGCATATCAGAGCGGACCAGCATTTTTTATAATCACTGGAGCGGTTATGAATGAAAAAATGGAAGCGGCTATACAGCAAAAATTAGCCGCTATGTTTTCAGCAAATAAAGATGAAGTGTCAATACCGAAAATCTATATTGACATGACAGGTGATTGGAAAGCCGCCGCCATTCTGGATGAGTTACTGTTCTGGACGCTTCCCAAAAAGGGAACAGGGAAAACAAGCCTGAGGGTATTCCGGAATGGCGGATTATGGTTGGCAGTTAGACGGGCAGATTGGTGGGAGCGAAAAAGACTTACGGAACGGCAAGCAGATACGGCAATCGAAAAACTTGTTTCGCTGGGGTTCATAGAAAAAGACGTATTTCTTTTTGATGGCAAACCAACTGTACACATCAGGGTGGTTATGAGTGAGTTTGTCCGTAGTTACGGGGAAAAAATAAAAGAAATGGCGGTACAGGAAGAAGACGAAAATCTAATCCGCGACATCTCCGATTTATATGCCATGATGGGCTTCCCTAACGAAAATGTAAATTCCAATTTACAAAATGGTGAAATGCTCAATTTACAAAATGGTGAAATCATTAACAGCCCTGTACAACCATTAAAAACAACCATCCCGCTTTCAATCGAAAATGCTATCTTTGCTGGCGTGCCTGTTACTGAGGAAATTGTCCAAAAAGAGAATCTGCGTGACATTGCTCCCAAGATGTTCGAGCGTGCGCTTGGCTTCTCAAAACCGCTCCCCTGGTGGAGCAATAAGGACTGGGAGGCTTTCGGCGAATGGGTTTGTGAACGGTACGCCGAAAGCAAAACTGCATTCGGTGAATACAATATTTGGCGTAATACGCCGTACACAAAGGGCGGGATGAGCAATAACAGGATTCGGGGTTTTGTGAACGAGTTTTATGACAGTTGGGATATGTTCAAAATGGCAAGTGCCCGTTTTGTTGATGAGGACAATCGTCATGCTTTATAAAAAATGCCCTTATTGTGGTGGTGATATTGTTATATATCGTCAGATTAATGGGAATGGGGCACATGTTATAGTCGCGCGTTGCCGCAAATGTGGCAGTGTTCCTAATCGCAAACAGCCTTTTTTGTCAAAAAAAGATTATCCCGATTGGGAACATTTCCCACTATATAAAGATAACATGGAATATTCTGAACCGTGTGCCGTTAAAGGATGTGTTGGTTGCTTAGGAGCATAATGAGAAACTTTTGGCTAAAAAGAATTGAAGATGAATCCGGTGTCTCAGGCGTTGGCGTAGTTGCTGAAGGTACGCAGTTTGAAAACGGTAAATGTGTTCTTGCTTGGGTTACTCAGTTTCAAAGCATTGCCGTTTATGACAGCATAGAAGAATTAGAGCGTATTCACGGGCATAACGGTAAAACTGTGGTGGTGTGGGCGCAACCAACACTGCGTGCAGTGGACCTGCCTTACGCCGCGCCGCAAAAGTGGGATCGTTGCGAAACGTGCGGTACGCTGTTGAAGGTAATCTACGATCCGGCAAGCCACTAACGCTTGCCGATAGACGAGATACGGAATATCATCATTTTGCGCCACGCGCTCTGTTTGGAGACGAGGCTGAAGATTATCCAGGTGCATATCTTTGTCAACTTCATCACGACCACTGGCATGAGATAACCAAGACAGGCAAATGGACAAGAAGAGAGGATAAAAATGGAAAAAACTCCGCTTGAATATGCTTTATTCTATGCCGCAGAAAAAGGTTGGGCGGTGTTTCCGCTAAAGCCGCGTGACAAAAAACCGTTATTCCCCGCTGCCCATGAGAAGGGAAACCCGTGTAAAGGAGAATGCGGGCGGGTAGGACACGGATTTCATGATGCAGTAACAGATACAACTATAATTACTGAATGGTGGTCAAAAAATCCTAATGCGGGAATCGGGATTGCAACAGGTACGCGTTCCGGTTTTTTTGTGCTTGACGTTGACCCGGTTCATCGTGGAGATGACACATTCAAAAAGCACATTGAAAAATATGGGCAACTTCCAAAAACTGTAACGGCTTTGACTGGAAGCGGAGGGCGTCACTATCTTTTTGCAATGCCAAATATGGATATAAGGAATAGTGCCGGCAGGTTGGGAGAAGGACTTGACACGCGGGGCAATGGTGGATATATAGCGTCTGCGCCAACCATTCATCCCAGCGGCAATCCCTATAAATGGCTTGAGCCGCCGTCAAGAACAGTGTTGGCAGAAGCCCCGGAATGGCTTCTAAAGATGTTGTTTGATGAAAAAATCAGTTCACGAATTACAACAAGTGAGGGGGTGTATATTTCTGGGCAAAGAAATAACGCGTTGACTAGTTTGGCTGGAACGATGCGACGCAGGAACATGAGTGAGGACGCAATACTTCAAGCGTTAACTGTAGAGAATTTGAATCGGTGTGTTCCTCCGCTGCCAGACGATGAGGTAAAGGCAATAGTATTAAGTGTCATGCGTTATCAGCCACAAGCCTATCAACCTTTACAAGTTAGAGATAGGGCAACAGCAGAGTGGTCATTCTGTAAAACGATTTACGAGGCTCCTGATTATTATTTGGAATTTCAAGATTTGACTCCTGATAATTTTGCAGACGAAAAACTTCGTGAATACTGGCAGGATGTGTTATCTGGTATGGGGGTTGCACAAGCAGCCGCCAACGCGGGGATATTAACCGACTTGGAAAAATATCAGGACTGGTCTCTCGTCAGACTTGATGACTATGCTAAAACGATAAGGCACTTTAGTCGTATGTCTGTTTTTTCAGGATTAGGCTGGCGACTGCAGAAGGCGGCAGAGTTGGGCGATTATGAAAAAATAGAGCGTACCATAAATGAGTTGAATAGTATTCCCCCCACCACCGGGCATACAATAGAATCGATTACTGAACTTTCGGAAACGATAGAGCAGGAAATTAGGAGGCGTCAAGAAGACCCGCGAGAAGTGTGGGGTGTTCCGTATGCGTGGACCAGGATTTCTAAATTAACAGGCGGGAAGCATAAAGGTGAATTGACATTGCTTGCAGGTGAGCCAAAGATTGGTAAATCTTACTGGAAGTTACAAGATGTTTGGAATACTGCAATACATGGTGTTGGTGTTTGGTATTGGTGTGGAGAAATGAAGCGTACTCAGCTCATGCGCCGTCTGTATGCACTATACGGCGTTAATTCAAACAATATGAAAACAGGGAGAATGACTCAGGATGATTGGGATAAATTGACAGAGGCAAAGGCGTTGATACTTAACTCTCCGTTGTTTATTGATGACAAATCTATGTCGTTACATGAAATCCGCCCTCTTCTCACGCGGATGAAATCGGAATATGGCATACAAGAATTTGTTATTGATTACGCAAAACTCGTAAAAGCCCCAGGGCGTGACGAAATTGAACAGACGGCTAATATCAGTAGCGAATTGAAGGCAATATGTAGGGATTTGGATTTGATTGGTACAATGATTGCGTCTGTCAATAAACAAGGCATGGACAATCGAAGTGTAGTTGCAAAAAGCAACGTTAGGGGAAGTGGACAACAGATACATGATGCTGATGTTATTTATCAGATAACGACATTCCCCGAAAAGTATGGTGCTGATTACGGGATTATGCCATCTGATTATCAGCGTTGTATTGCTCTAAATATATCTGCTGGGCGCGAACTTGAAACAATCATAGAGGGTGGATTTATTCCTTACATGCGTGAATTGCACAGTCCGCGTTTTATTGAATTGAATAAACGGTAAACAGCAAATGGAGGCTGCGATGAACGAAACCATTCTTGAAGCAACAGAAATCGTTCATAACATCAACGTTGCCGCCCGGAACATGGAGATAACAGCACAGCAAAGGCGGGAATTGATTGAACTGGTTATGACGGACGTAAAAGAGAAACTTGCGCTTGCCGCCGGGCTGCTGGAGGCGTGGCGGAGAACGGATATTGACAGCGAATCGGTGGCGGCATAAAAATTCCCCCTTGACATCGAACACTTGTTCTATTAGAATTTCGGCATGGCATATAGATACAAGGATGTTAAATATTGGGTGGAACTTGTTCTCCCGATACAGGAAAACATGAAGAAGTACGTAAGCATTAGAGATTGTATGGCGGCGTGGAAACTGCACAGTACGTCATCCGCCCGTTATCGCTTGCGTGAATTAGTGAAACGCGGAATGGCTGAGGAGATAAAGTTCGGCAACAGAGTACGTTACCACATAATAAATGGAAAAGATGAAGAATAAAGAATTTTTTGATATTGTGCGGGATATTATCAGCGGCGCGCTCCCCTTGTGGGAATTGCCGCGTTTTTTGTTTTGGCTGGCAAAGATCGACAAAAGATAAACCTGCTTTGTGCTATCAGCGTGTTCTTGAGGGCAAACCTGCGCCGGCAGAGATGTTTGAGGTTGACAATGATAAATGATTTTTTATACTCATTTGGATTTGTATCTCTTATTTGGGCACTTAATTTTGCCCGGGGAAGAGAAATTGATTGGTGGTGGTATCTTGTTGCTGTGCTTGTAATATTCTTTGGGCGTGTTTTCAATCCGTTTCGCTGGCGGAGGAAGCCAAGCAAAATTGGCACATCTGTACAGCAGGATATTATCAATGAGTTTATTTGGAGAAATAAGAAATGAAAACCACCCCGGCTGATATGTGGTTCTCTCGCTGTGTGCGTGAACGTGCTGGCTGGACATGCGAGAGATGCCACAAGCAATATATCCCGCCCACCCGGGCGTTGCATTGTTCGCACTACATTGGACGAGGAAACTGGGCAGTAAGGTTCGAGCCGCTTAATGCAATCAGTCTGTGCTATGGTTGCCATCAACTTATGGGTTCGGCGCGCGGTAGCCACGCCGAATTGTACGAAAAGATATTCGGCAAAGCCGCCGCCGAAATTGTAGAGGAAAAGGCGAAGGATGTGGCTCTTGCCAAGCAATACCGCCGTACAAAGGGAATCGGTGAAATTGCAGAACATTACAAAGCGGAGTATGAGCGGATGATGGCGCTGCGAGCCGAAGGCGTAACCGGGCGGCTGGAGTTTGTGAGTTATTTACGAATACTCTTTTGCTTTACGATGCCGCTGTTGATTCTGGAGAGAGTGACGAAACTGTTTCCGAATTGTTGAGAAGGCTGTAGATATTCACAGAGATTTGTTGGCATTGTACGACAAACTTTATCTGTTGGATGGCGGCGATGGGAAAGATTGAGAGATTGTTGATTGTCTTTGCTTTCTGTAAACTTGAAAGGAGATAGAAATGGATAACAAAAAAGATGTGTTTGGAAGGTATATCCGGTCGGTTTTTGACCTCAACAGAGATGGAAAAATTACCTTCAAAGAGTTTATTTCGGTTGTTATTCCGAGCAACGCGGTTGCGATTGCCATTATCGTGGTTGACTTACTCGTTGGCGTGGCTGAATACCGAGTTTGGGATATTGGATATAAACTTACACAATCCCCCATTAAAGCGGTTGGTTTTGTGCTTATATCCGCAGTGCCGTTTTATTTATCCCAGGTGTTATGGTTGTATCCGCGCGCCAACTTTTTGCAGCGCTCAATTGCGATTGTTATGGGTTCTGTAGCATTGTGGACATCTGCTCAATTTGGTTTGGCTGATTTGACGCTGCAATATGATATGGCAAGGGTTTACAGCATGGTCATTAATCTGACTGTGTTTTATATCATTATATTGCTTGTGTATATTGTTTTTGATGATTCTGTTAAGCTGAAACGCATGGAAGTAAACACAAAAGCGCGTGCTGCGTTTCAGGCTATGATAAACAAGACTGCCGAAGAAGTTTTAAGCAATCTTGAAAAACAATTAGCGGCAGAACAGAGATTGCGCCAGCAATATGGTGATGATGCCGTTGATAGTCACATGCAAAAAATGGGCGCTAAACCGCTTGTGCAATACAATAGTGAGGAAAAACGCCCAAACCCTTGATGTCCGCCTGGCAGGACAAGGCGGACACCCACGAGTCGCCGCCGGCAGATGTTTTGGCGGCGTTGGCAGTAGATGAAATTGAGGTAATTGAGTTTTCCGCAAAGGAAGATGAAACGCGCATAGAACTCCGTCGAAACAAACGCGGACAATTACGCGGAATTGTCTGGAGGAAGCGCGGAAAAGATAGAAAGGCAGTGTATTATGTCGGATCAAAAGCGAGAGGTGAACGAAGACGGCAATGGGAAGAACTCCACGCTGTCTTCGGAGGAATTGACGGACGCCCAGGCGTTGGCAATGATTCAGATGGGTGTAAAGGCGTTGGCAAAACGCGGCAGGGTTATTGTGTTCAACAATCTTAAGTTCGACGAAACTTATATACGCATTGCCAACGCCAAATTTGTCAAAAGTGAAAGCGGAATTGTGCGCCTAATTGACACGGAGAAGGTACAATGAAAAAACTTGTTGTCGCGTTGGCAATTGTTCTATCGGGGTGTTTTGGGCTGCCAACGCTGGAAGCAACCCAAAGCCCGCAGGTAATTCCGTCTGCCACCGCGTTGGCAACGAAAAACACCATGCCAACGCTGGAATATCGCGTAATTGCCAGCGTTTTGGAAAAGCGAACCGGTCCCGGTGAGAGTTTTGCCAACGCCGGCTATTTGTTTGCCGGTGATACTGTGATTGTGAATGAGTTGCGTGCCGGCGTTGGCAATGAGGTGTGTCAGGCTTGGGCAAGCGTTGGCGATAACGTTTGGGTGTGTTTTGACTGGCTTGAGGCTGTCAAATGATGGACGTTCTTCCGAATCTTCCCCCCTGGGGTTTTTGGGTGTTTGTTTTTCCGTTTCAAATCGCAGGCTTTATATCGCTGGAGCGAAATCGCATTCAAAAGCCCGGTATCCCGCTGTATGACGGCGGGAAGAAAATTGGCGAGGTGCGGCTGTGAAGTGGCTCTGGATTGTGGCAGCCTTGATTGTTTGGTATTTCATTTCGCAAGCGTTGGCAATTTTGTTTGTATGGGATGCCAATGTTTCAGAAGACGAACTTAATGAGAGTGTGTACGAATTACAATCTTCGATTTTTTTGATTGTCCCGATTGTTCCTTTCTGGCTTTTGATTGGGTTACTTTCAAAAGTTGTAAACCTTTTTCCCGGTATGTACGATGATGGTACGCCGTTTTAGGAGGCTGTGATGTCAGATGTTTGGAAGGTTGTCGAAAATGTGTTATTGTGTTTGGTGGCGTCATTATGGATAGTGTTTCCGATTTGGCTTCTCATGCCGAAGCATGTCGGGAACTTCAAAAAAACGCCAATCCGAAGGCGCAAAGAAGTACGAACCGGGGCTGAACTGATGGACGCCATTACAGACTATCACACCGCCCCGTTTGGGGGAATCAGAAGCGATATAGAATGGGTGCTGACGCCTGAACTGAAAGAAAACGTTGAACATGACGAAGAATACAGACTGTCTTTGAAATGGGTTCTGGAACACGAACATTTCTACGACGGCGTGGATATGTCTAGACTGAAAAAATGATTCATAAACACGTTTACAAGCACGATGTTAGCAGGACACACAAGCGCAAAGGCTTTGTTTTTGTCGTTTGTGAATGTGGACAGCGTGGGCAAGTGTCCACGTTGGTAAATGGCAAGTGGAGGCAGGAGGACGTATTTACGACTAATCGTTATCGCGGTGGTTCGCGTGTTATATCCTTCCGTGTTAACGATGTGAGATACGAAAAATGGAAAAAGCACAGGAGAGAACTGGTTGAAGATTTTAATAAATCTATTGACAAAATTTAGAATTGTGTTTACACTTGCATTATAAAAACTAGTTGGGCGCCAACTGGCGCAAGTTGGAGAAAAGGTAAAAATGGATATTCTCTCAGAGTTAGTAAAGTTTTTGCAAGAAGTAAGCCCGTTCGTGTGGCAATCGCTTATCAAGCAGGTTTACGCCGAGGCATTCGGTTATCTCATTTGGAGTATCGGCTTTGTGGGTGCTTCTGTTATGTTTGTTCGTTTTGCAAAGGCGCGGCTCGAAAATGATGACAGTGATATTTTAGGTGTATTTGCCTACATTGCTGTTGTGCTTGCCGTCCCCGTTTCCCTGCTATTGCTCACGAGTGCAATTCAACGTTTCATCAATCCGCAGTTCTACGCCATCCGTTTTATCATTTCAAGCGTAGGCGGCGGCTAACAAACATGCACTGGACGGCTTACGCGGTTCTCGGTCTTGATGTGTTTGTTCTCGGTACGATCTTTGGTTTTTGGTTGGCTGGCATATAACGCCGCCACTAAAGCATAACCGTTGGGCATATAGGAGAAAGAAAACGATGGATAGAGAAACTGCAAAAAAATGGATTCATGAAATCAGTGAGCCCCTTATAAAAGTCAATCGTATTTTGCGAAAGATGCATGATGAAGGCGTGAATCCTGAAATCCATGTTTTCCAAGACCCTAAAAGACTTGGCGAAGGATTGCAACAGATTGAAGTTTCTATGTTTCCAAATCCGCATTATTCCGAGTGGACGAAACTTCACATTGATTTTTGCCAAAGGGTTCCAAATGCACCAATGTTTTATAAACTTTGGATGCCTACCTACGCCATTCTTTTTGGTTGGATTTACGGCTTGAAAATTTATG